GGTTTCCGCGCACGAGCACGATAGAAACGCATGACCAACCAACAAAAACAAACGGACACAGATACATGGAAAGGGCGCGAGCACGTTGGAATCAATGACGTTGCGCAATTTTTGCAGGTGTCACAGACAGAGGCGCGCAACTTCTTGGCGCGCGTTCCAGTGGCCAAGGTTGGCACCCGTGGCGCTCATCTTTACCGACCAGAAGACGTGCGCGATGCGCTAGAAGCACGCCAAACCGAAGCCGGCAACCAAGCGCTGCCAGGGACCAAAGAATGGCACGAGGTCGAGAAGATACGCCGCCAGGTTGAAAAGCTAGACGTTGAGCTTGAAGGGATGCGCGGCAAGGTGCTTGACCGCGAAGACGTGCGCGCCGGTGTGATGGCCATTTGCCAAGAATTTGCCAAACACCTGGATGAGCAAGAAGCCAAGTTGCCGCCGCTTGTGGCCGGCTTAACCCCAACCGAAGCGCAACCTATCATTGCACAGTATAACACCAAGGTGCGCGATGCCTTGAGCAAGTATGCAGCGAATTATTAAGGATTGTTGCAAGGTTGCCTTTGCTGAGAAAGACACGGCGACCATTCCAGATTGGGCACTGGAGCATGTGCGCCTTCGCGAATCACCGTATGGGAACCAATTTCGCGCTAGTGAGACGCCTTGGCTAATTGAGCCGCTGGCAGCATTTGCCGACCCAGGCACCGAGGAAGTGGTCTTAAATTGCGCCGCCCAAACCGGAAAGACCGTCTCGATGCAAGTGGCCACTGCTTGGGCAATAGCCAACCACCCAGGGCCAACCATGGCGGTGGCTCAAGACGAAGATGCTGCGAAGGACTACAGCAAAGAGCGGCTCATGCCCATGTTGGAATCATGCGCACCTATTCGCGAGCAATTCCCCCGCGACCGCCACAGGAAGACCAACACCGAGCTATTTTTGACAACTTGCACGCTGAAGCTTGGCGCCGCCAACAACAATTTTTTGCGGTCATGGTCGATTCGTTGGCTATTTGGAGACGAGGTAAGCGCCTGGCGCCCTGGTATGCTCGCCCGAGCCCGCGCAAGGACTACGCGCTATTGGAACCGAAAACACTGGCTTTCCAGCACGCCAGAAGAGGAAGGCAGCGATTTTGACGGCGCTTTTCAAGCGGGCACTTGTGAGCATTGGCACCTGCAATGCCAAGGCTGCAACGAGCTCTTTGCGCCGGCATTTTATGAGGTGGTGAGGTGGGATGCCAACGAGACCACCAAACCCAACGGCGTGTGGGATTATGAGGAAGTTGCCAAGACGGTGCGCATGGTTTGCCCCCATTGCGAGCACTCGCACCAAAACACCGAGGCCAATTGGAGGGCCATGAGTCGTGGCGGCTACAAAGCCAGCAACCCAAACCCAACGCCCCGAGTGCGCTCCTTTTCGTTCAACCAGCTATCCTTGCCGCCTTCAGTGATGCCATGGGCCGACCTGGTGGTTGATTTCTTGCGCGCCAAACAGCACGCCGCCGCCGGCTATATTCAACCGCTGCGCGAATTTGTGACCCTGAGACTAGCCGAGCCATGGAAAGCCACCAATCATGTCGACATTGAGAAAGTGGTGGTTAAGGACTACGAGCCAGGCGCTGAATGGGAAGACGAAGCCACGCGCTTTTTGACGGTCGACGTGCAAGCATACTTAGAAGAATTCTGGGCCGTTTGCCGCTCATGGTCCAAAACAGGCGCCAGCCGGTTACTTACCTTTCGCCGCCTGACCTCATTTGAGGAAATTGAAAACATGCGTAAGGAATTCAATGTTGCGCCACAACGCACCTTCCTTGATGTGGGTTATCAGCGCGCCAGAGTGTTGGCCGAGTGCGGGCGGTATGGCTGGATGGGAATGCGCGGTGAGGATGTTATAGATTACGCGCACAACATCAATGGGCACACCGTGCGCCGGATGTTTAGCAAGCCAACCCGCGTAAGCGCTACAGGGCGCACAGCGCCGCCGGTTTTTAGGTGGTCCAATCCAACCACCAAAGATGTTTTGCAACTGCTAAAGAGCGGCAAAAGCCACCCTTGGGAAGTTTGCGACCTGGGCGACTTGGCCGACGAATATGCCAAGCAAATCGACAGTGAACGCAAGCGAGAGGTGCTAGATAAGCACGGTCGCACCACATTGCGTTGGATTTCTTTCCGCGCAAATCACGCCTGGGATTGCGAATTAATGCAGGTTGTTGCCGCCTCAATTGCAAAGCTTTTCTCCACCGCTGACTAAGTTTTGCGACAAATTGCCACCTATTAATAGATGGCAAGCGACATCAGCGGCTTCCTCAGATTACAGTCTGACTCATGGTTATCGACCCTTCAACAAAGGGTTGCGGATGCTATATTGTCGGGCTCTGTTTCCGTTTCATTTTCAAACGCCAGCCAGAGCGGCACGCGCGAACTTGTCATGCCTACAGATGAGCTCGCTGCGCAACTCACCCCCATTTTAATCGAAAAAGGCATTGTGACCGGCACCAAGCCGACCCGGATGACCTTTGCACGTTTCAGCAGATGAGCGACCTAGTTGACCATAACGGGCGCCCCATCGCCTTTGATGCAGCGCCCAAAAAGCGGGCCAGCATTACGAGCCATTACCGCGGCACGGAGTCCAACCGTTTCCGCACATCGCTTCCCTACATTGTCAGCGACATCAGCAACACGCTAAACCGTGGCGCCAGGCGCCGGTTGATGGGATTTGCGCGCTGGCTCTACACCAACAACGGCATGGTGCGCGGCGCGGTCAATGATGTGAGCCGTTACGCGCTTGGGCCTGGATTAAAACCACAAAGCCAAGCCGGCGATGTTTCCAAGGATTATGAGAGTTATTTTGCCGAATGGTCTAAGGTATGCGACACGGCCAATCAATTTACCTTTGGCCAAATGCAACGCCTTGCGTCCATCCGCATGGACGTGGATGGTGACATCGGGTTTCTGATGGTTGGCCGGCAAGATGCCTTTCCCCAACTTCAGCTTGTCGAGTCTCACAACATTCTAAGCGAAGGGGCGCAATTTTACGGCGAAGGCCATGACGGCGTAAAGGTCTCCCCCGCTGGCCGGCCAACTGCTTACACGGTCAAAGATGGCGATGATTACCGCTCAATAAGCGCCAATAATTTCATTCTGGTCTACGACCCCGACCGCGTTGCGCAACTGCGCGGCGTGTCTGCGCTCACCCACGCCATTGACCACATCCGAGACGCCATTGACATTCTTGAATTCGAGAAGGTGGGCGTGAAGATGAACAGCGCCGTGGGGATGGCAATCACCACCCAAGGCGGGGTTGCTGATGATGGCACCAGTTTAATCGAAGACGGTTATGCCGCCGCCGACACCGGAACGGTGCCTTGGGATACCTTTCAACCCGGCATGGTGCCTCGGCTTAAGATTGGCGAATCTATTGAAAGCTTTGCCAGCAATAAACCATCCCCCGCTTTTGCTGGCTTCTTGGAGTATCTCATTCGCGACGTAGCTCTTGGTCTTGGCGTTCCTTACGAATTCGTGGTGGAACCCTCCAAACAAGGAACCGCTTCAAGGTTCATCCTAGAAAAAGCCGCCCGCCGATTTGAAGAGCGCCAAGACCTTTTAATCTCACGCTTTTGCAATCGCGTTTGGGGCTGGGTTATTGCGCGCGGCATTAGACGCGGCGACCTGCCGCCAAGCGACAATTGGTGGCGCGTCAACTGGCAGGCACCCAAGAAAATCACTGTTGACCTTGGGCGCGAAGCTAGAGCCAACCAAGACGCCATCAAGATGGGCCTGCGCACCATGCGCGAAGATGCCGGCGAACGCGGGCACGATTGGCAGGACATGCGCGACCAGGTTGAACGCGAAGCCAGCGACTTGCTAGAGCGCGCCAAGCGCTTGGCTGATGATTACAGCGTTTCCATGGAAACCGCCTTGCACCTTCTAAGCCAAAGGACACCAAACCCAGTTTTTAATAATGAAAACGAAATTGACGCATAAGTTGGCCAACGAGCCATGGGCCATTCGCCCAGAATATCACTCCACGCTCGTGGAGGCCGCGCATGCGTATCATTACGACGAGGAAGAAGACGGCGGCCCATACGAGCCACCCACGCCGGAGGAAGTCGACGGAATTGCCATCATCCACATACACGGCCCACTGGGCAAAATGCTCACGGATTGGGAGCTCATGTTTGGGATGACCGATTACGACGACATTGCCACCCAACTGGCCGAGGCAGACGCCAACCCAAACGTCACCGCCATCTTGCTTCACATCGATTCACCTGGCGGCACTATTACCGGATTGCCCGAGCTTGCAGCCAAGATGCGCGCCGTTGAAAAGCCGCTTGTTGCATACACAGAAGGCACCGCCGCCAGCGCAGCCTATTGGATAGCCAGCCAAGCGGACAACGTGCTTTTAAGTCAGAGCGCCGAGGTTGGCAGTGTGGGCGTTTACATCGCCTTGCTCGACCAAAGCGAATACCTGCGCAACCAGGGCTTGCGCGTCAACGCCATCGCCGCCGGTGAGAACAAACTTGATTATGCCGACTTTAAGCCACTGAGCGATGAAGCGCGCGAGCGCTTGCAAGCCAACGTAAACAAATGGCACGACCGCTTCAAAGACGACATCAACGTCAAGCGCACCGTGCCAGGCGACTCAATGACCGGCCAAGTCTACGAGGGCCTAGAGGCAGTTGAGGCGGGCCTTGCAGACGGCGTCATTGACGACCTTCAGGACGTGATTGCGCTCATGACCAACCTTTAACCAACACCACAAAAACAAATGAAAACGATTCTAGACTTAGTGAAAGCCAACGTTGAGCTCTCCAGCCTTGCGGGGAAATTGGAAGAAGCCACCGAGGCCAATAAAAACTTGCAATCAGAAATCGAAGGCGCGGCAGCCAGCCACGCCGACGAGGTTGCCAAACTTGGCGCACAACACGCCGAGGACATCGAAGCGCTTGAGCAAAAAGTCAAGTTGCTTGAAGAAACCAATTTACTTCTTGAGGAGCAACAGAAGAGCGCCGCCGAAAAAGCCGTTGAAATCGCGGCAAGCGTAGGCGTTGAGGCACCAGTTGAAGAAGCCACCGAAGAGCCGGCACCCGAGGCAACTATGGAAACCTTATGGCAGCAATACAACGCCATTGAGGACCGCCAAGAGCGCCGCGCTTTTTATCTCAAAAACATTAAAGAAAGACTCTAAAAAATGGCTAATACATTTAACAACGGCGGCATTTTTATCGACCAGATTGCCGAGCAATCCCTCGATTACTTGTCGACCCAGTTTCACCCATTGCGCGCTTTTGCTCGTGATTTTTCAAGCGACATCAGCGGCGCCGGCGAATCGGTCTCCACGCGCGTGCCTTCTAGCATGACGGTCAGCGATTTGTCGACCGGTTACGCTGCCACAGATGTCACTTCAACAGGCATCACAATCACCCTCGACAAGTTTAAAGGCTATTCAATGGCCTTTACTGACCTTGAGGTCTCCAAGGCTGGCAACTTCGATTGGTTGTCCAGCATCTTTCTGGCGCCAGCGCTAGAAGTTACATTGGACGCTGTAATGGACGACTTGCTTGCCTTGGTGCTAAACGCAAACTTTAGCGCCAACGAAGTCATCACTGCCGCCAACTTTGACGTTGACGAAGTGGCCGATTTGGCAGCCGACCTGACCACTGCCAAATGTCCTAAGAGCGAGCGCGCTTTGATTCTGCCGCCTTCTTATTATGCGTCCATTCAAAAGGACGCAATAGTCCAGGACGCAAGTTCCTACTCATCGCCTGCCGCTGTGCAAGATAATGCAGCGCAGCGAGTGCATGGTTTTAACCTGTATGAATACACCGGCATTCCAACCAACAGCGAGAACCTTGCCGCTGTTGCGCTTCATCCTTCCGCTCTGTGTTTGGCCGCTCGCCAGCCTGCTGCGCCTTCAGACGGTAGCGTGAGCGTTGCTGACATCACCGACCCATCCACCGGGCTGCCCATCCAGTTGCGCACCTGGTATGACAACACCGCCGGCAAACATTACTTGTCAATGGGTGTTCTCTACGGTGTGGCAAAGGGTAATGGTGCTGCATTAAAACGCATTAAGTCCGCATAAGCTAATTCAATGGCAAACGCACTCACAAGCGGCGTTTATTTGGAAGCGGTAAGCGAGCAAATGCTCGACTTGCTATCCTCCAACTTTTTCGCTTTTTCGCTTGTGAGTCGCAACTTCTCAGCGGAGGTAAGGGAGCGCGGTGATAAAACAGTCACGCGCGTTCCCTCTTCCGTTTCAGTCAAGGACTTGTCCACTGGCTACAGCGCCAGCGATGTAACAAGCACACAAATCGAGATTGCCTTATCGAGCTATAAAGGCTTCTCGATGTCATTTTCAGACCTCGAAATCTCAAAGCTTAAAAGCCCGACCATCTTGGAGCGCACGTTTTTGCGACCTGCAATAGATGCCACCGCAAAAGGTGTCGCCGACGATTTGCTTGGTCTTGTTACACCTGGCAACTTCAGCGCCTCCCAAGTCAGGACTGCCGCAAATTACGACAGTGATGATTTGGCAGACGCCGCCAGCACATTGACCACCAACGGTTGCCCACGGTCATTAAGGACCGTCATGCTCAATCCATCTTACACAGCAAGCCTGTCGAAAGACGGTGGCATCATTGATTCCAGTGCCTACGGCACAGCTCAGCCAATCCAAGAGGGCGAGTTGTCCACCATCCACGGTTTTGGTGTGGCCGAATACCAAGACATCCCGACCGGCAACAACTTGCAGGGCTTTTACTGCCACCCAAGCGCGCTATGTATAGCAGCGCGGCAAATAGCCCGCCCGCTATATGGCAATACAGAGGTCATCGACAACATAGAGCCAAGGACGGGCCTGCCATTCCAAACGCGCAAATTCTATAACCCAACCCTGGGCAAATGGTTTCTCACCGTTGGCATTCTCTACGGATGCAGCGTGGGCAACCAAAACGCTTTAATTCGAATCACAGACCAATAACACCATTATGATATTCAAAACCTCTTTCACTGTTGGATTTTTGCCTGATGGTTCGCCCGAGCTCATTGCTATGGGCGACCCTGACACATGCAAAGCCGCATTCATTGCAGAGCGCGAAAACCCGTCTGGCAAATACGCCGGCGTTAGCGTTTACCGCAAACCACCTTATTGGAAGCGCGCAGACCTACCGCTCGCGCTTCCTAAAGCCAAAGCCGCCAAGAAAAAGGCATCCGCCTGATTCGCCTGTTGTTCGTTCGTTAGGTCACCACACCCAACCCAGGCGCGGCGGGGCAACCTTCCCGCCTGGGTTTTTTAATTAATGGCCAACAACCGAATCATAAACACGCGCAACGGTTGGTTATACGAGACCGC